AGGTGGTAATTTCTTCTAAACTTTTGTCACGGTTTAAGAATACTGGGTTCGATGTGACTTATTATATTGCTCTGGAACCTGATAGCACTTTTGGATGATGGAATTTCTTCTTTACCTGACCCATATTGGTCGTGATATTATTGGTAATGTAAATAAAGCGGGATACTCAGTTAAAGAAAATATTGAATTTTGTAGAGATAAAAACTTTTTTGGATATGCTGACCGTGCTAAGTTAGTTGTATGCACAAAAAATATAAAACAAAGCGGACTTGATCTAAAACATTACATTAACGAAACAGTTTATCACGAGGCAACACATATTGCTCATATGTGTAAGGGATACAAACCTTTTTACATTTCATTAAAAGATATGCCTCTTCCAGAAAATAAACTTTTAGATATTAAAAAGTCTGTCAGTATGTCTACTGCTTCAAGTCAAATGGAACATGAAGCATTTTGGATGGAAGACAAACCAGAAAAAGTGAATTATGTTCTTAAAAAATTCTGCTTTTGATTATGAATATCTTCGTAACTTCTCCTTGGCCTGCTGAAAGTGCTATTTGTCTCCCCGATAAACACGTTGTTAAGATGCCGCTGGAGTGCTGTCAAATGCTCTCCATCGTGGCATCTGAGAAATGGGGTTGCGGGTATGGCAATCTTTATAAGGTTGATAATACACCATATCGAACTGAGAAAGGTGCGTTTCGTAATCATCCCTGTACCAAATGGGCACTGGAAAGTATCCACAACGCTTACTGGTTGATTAAACACGGTCTCAACTTGTGTGATGAGTACACTCTGCGGTATAATAAAACTCACGCCTGCTACAAGACCCTTGTAGATGCTTATTACCTTTTTCCTAAGGGGAAAATTACTGATGTAACTCCATTTGCTCGTGCTATGCCAGATGAGTATAAATTTGACACAAGCATTGACACTTTTACTGCTTACAAGATCTATATTGCATCCAAACCTTGGGTTGCATCTAATTATCTTCGTATGCCAGAACGCCGTCCTGAGTGGGTATGAAATATAAAAAAGGTACTTTTTTCCTTGACAAGGATACACATAAGGTGTATATTTTTGATGGGAAAGAATGGTGGGAAATTGTCCCAAGTTCTTATTTGAAAAAACCTGATTGGATCTAAATTATGGCAAGTGAATTCTTATTCTGCGAGAAGTACCGTCCTCAAGTGATTGAGGATTGTATTCTTCCTGATGATACTAAAAAAACCTTTAAGGAGTTTGTGGAGAAAGGTGAGATCCCTAATCTTCTTCTCGCGGGACCTCCTGGTATTGGTAAAACTACAATCGCAAAAGCATTATGTAACGAACTGGGGGCAGATTATTATGTCATCAATGGATCCGACGAAGGGCGTTTCCTGGATACTGTACGAAACCAAGCAAAGAACTTCGCTTCGACCGTCTCACTTACGGGATCTTCTAAACACAAAGTCATCATCATTGACGAAGCAGACAATACCGGTAATGATGTTCAGCTTCTTCTGCGAGCAAATATTGAGGCATTTTATAACAACTGCCGCTTCATCTTCACCTGTAACTACAAGAACAAAATTATCGAACCTCTTCACTCCCGATGTGCCGTCATTGACTTCACAATCAGGGGAAAACAGAAGCAACAACTTGCAGCAAGTTTCTTCCAACGCCTCCAAACAATCTTGGATGCGGAAAAGGTTGAGTACGATCAAAAAGTTCTTGCAGAACTTGTATCCAAGCACTTCCCAGATTTTCGTAGGGTCCTCAATGAATGCCAGAGGTATTCTACAGGCGGAAAGATCGACGCAGGCATTCTTGCATCTTTCTCTGACATCTCTGTAAATGAACTCATCAAGAACCTCAAAGACAAAAACTTTCCTGAAGTCAGAAAGTGGGTGGTCTCCAACCTGGACAACGATGCTAGCAGTCTACTTCGTAGGGTGTATGACGCCTGTTATGATTGCCTTTCACCCAAATCTATTCCTGCTGCCGTTCTTGTTATTGCTAAGTATCAATACCAATGTGCGTTCGTGGCTGATCAGGAAATTAACCTCCTAGCAGCACTAACTGAAATTATGTGTGAGTGTGAGTTTAAATGATTATTTCTGAACAAGATGCTCAGTGGGCAGCGGATGAGTTTATCAAGTATTTCTCTCAGATGGGAAATATTGAGGACTATTTGCGATTTGTAAAGAAAGAAGTTATTAAAACTACCAATACCTTAGTTCCTCTTCACGATGAATTCTTTAATGAAGACATTCATCCTGAGGATATGGATTTTGATATTAAGTTTATTGGCGATCGTTTTCAAAAAGCACTTCCTCAAGACTATTATAATAGTCTTTTGCAGGTAGTTTCATCTCATAATAATGAAAGTAATATTCCAGGAAGGGAATTGCGTTGGATGATTTTTGAAAAGAACACTAAAAAAGTTCTTGGATTTATTAGGTTTGGTTCTCCTACTATTAATTCCAAACCAAGAAATGAATGGTTAGGTAGAACTCCTGACCTTACAATATTCAATCGTCACGCAGCGATGGGATTTGTGATTGTTCCATCTCAACCATTTGGATACAATTATCTTGGAGGAAAACTTCTTGCCCTTCTTTGCTGCTCTCATTTTGCAAGAGAGACTTTGAATGAAGTCTTTGAGAAAAATATTGCTCTTTTTGAGACGACATCTCTTTATGGATCGACTACAGATGCATCTCAATATGATGGTCTTAAACCATTTATGAGATACAAGGGATTAACTGAAAGTAAGTTTCTTCCTCTTCTTCACGACGAAGTATTTCATAAACTTCACGATCGTTTTACATATTTGAATAATAATACTCCTCTAACTGACAATAAAGCATCTTCTAAAAAGATGAAGCGTCAGACAAAAATGATTTCAATCATTCGTAATTCTCTTCAAGATAAAGAGAAATTGGATCAGTTTAATCTTGTGATTAATACTGCTTTCAATTTGACGCAGAAGAAGAGGTTTTATATTTCAGATTATGGTTATTCCAATGTTCGTGAAGTAATTCTTGGGGAGCAAGATAATCTACTTCGTGGTCCAAACTGGGATAAGTTTTATTTGGAGAATATTATTTCTTGGTGGAAGAAGAAAGCAACAAAGAGATATGAGAAGTTAAAAGAAGAAAATAGATTTAGAACAAGGGTCGAACTTTGGACTGATGAAGATGAAATTCAAATTATACGATGACTTACGAACTTAAAGATTGGTTAAACTCAATTAACCAAACAAAAGAAAACTTGATGGAGGATGTGTCAGTCCAGAAAGATTATGCTCCGTATATTATTAATCGCTGTTTTTCTGGTCATATTGATACTATTCTTTTTGCAAATGAGATGAATATGAATTCTCATTTGGATAAAGATATGCAATATTCTTTTTTTCTAAATACTATAAGAAAAAGGAAGAGATTTTCTCCCTGGCTCCGTAAAGATAAAGTTCAAGACTTAGAATGTGTGAAGCGTTATTATGGTTATAGTAACGAGAAGGCATCCCAAGCACTGAAGATTTTGTCAAAAGAGCAAATCAACTTTATTAAACAACGACTTGAAACTGGCGGAACAAAATGACTACTCAAACTATTGAACCTCAAGTAAATTGGTCACAGGACCAAATGGTTGAAGTTATTCTCAACGAACCTGATGATTTTCTAAAAGTTCGTGAGACTTTGACCCGTATCGGAGTTGCATCCAGAAAGGAGAAAAAACTCTATCAATCTTGCCATATTCTACATAAGCAAGGTCGATATTACATTGTGCATTTTAAAGAATTGTTTGCTCTTGATGGGAAACATGCAAATCTTACGGTAAATGATGTTCAGCGTCGTAATCGTATTGTTCGTTTGCTTGCAGACTGGGGACTTATTACTGTAGTAAAACCAGATTCTGTAACTGATATTGCACCTCTAAATCAAATTAAGGTTCTTTCTTATAAGGATAAGGGAGACTGGATTCTTGAGCAGAAGTATAATATTGGTAAGAAAGGAAAAGGTGTAGAAACCGAATAAATAAGTATGAGACCTTCGTGCGGTCTCTACGAAAGTCGGAACACCCTAAAAAGAGGTTCGGTTTTTACCGTTCCTCTTTTTTTCGTTTCTGGTATAATTATTAATGATGAGGTGAGGTTCTTTGAACCCCTCATTCGCTAAAGCGGAGTCTTAGGATCCGTAATTTTAAACAACACTCGCTTTTTAAGGAGAACTAAAATGTACACAACTCTTGCAAAGTACAACGCTGGAAATATTGAAAAGTTTCTAAATGATATTGAAAAGCATTTTATTGGTGGTGATGAATGGTTACATCGCTTTGGAACAACTCACGAGTCGTCAACTAATTATCCCCCATACAATCTAGTCAAAGAAAGCAGCACAAACTTTAGACTAGAAATCGCACTAGCTGGTTATCGGAGAGAAGATATTGAAGTATCTTCTGAATGGAATAAACTTTTTGTTGAAGCAAAGAAAGTAGACGACTCCGTTGACGAGTATGTTCATCACGGTCTGGCAAAGAGAGCATTTACCCGTACTTGGACACTATCTGATGATGTAGTTGTTGGTGATGTTTCTTTTGTTGATGGATTACTAACTATTAAACTAAATAGGGTTATTCCAGAACATCAAAAGAAAAAAACATATGAAATCGTTTGATGAATTCAAAACAATTGCATATAAAGGTGCTGTTCCCCATACTGCATATTCTCAAGGAAAACAAAAGCAAATTCCAAAAGGAAAAGCAGTTCCTGTAAGAAGTCGTTCAAGTGCTGGAGGAAATGGAGATTCTGGTGATGGTGGTGGAGGAGACGGGGGAGAATAAATAATAATTGAACTATCGTCGGTGCTATTCCATAGAGGAGTCCTGGCAAAATCCAGGTTAACTCCTCATTTTTTATAAATACCAATAAAGAGTAAGAGTGATTAAATGGAATACTATACATATGCTTATTTTGATGAAAATAATATTCCTTATTATATTGGTAAAGGAAAAGGTAAAAGAGCTTGGGACAAAAATCACTCTGTTTTGATGCCACCAAATGAAAGAATAGTAATTTTGAAGAACAATCTTACGGAGGAAGATGCATTTAAGCACGAAAT